ACTGAATATTTAGCCCAGCTAGTTGTTACATTTAAATTTGCTGGTGTGTTTTCATAAGTAGCATTTGTAATTAATGTTGGGTTTGTATCTTCAGCTCCCCATGCAGATATAATATCACTTGTTACTGAATCTGCTGTGCCATCCCAAGCTACTATTGCTGCTTTAACATTATCTAGTTTTGTTGTTGCAGAAACTTTTGCTTCAAATGAAAGTGTAACAGTATTTCCTATTAACCCCGAGCAATTCTTATTTTCAATAATTTGTGCTATACCAAATTTTTTGTTTACAGTTTCTACATCTAAAGCAATTGAGTTTAAAGCAGTAGATGGAACTTCTGTTGATTGTGTAACATCTATAATATCATTACCATCTGAAAGAATATAAAATCTATCTAGTGTATAAGCATCATCATTATTACTTCCAGATGTAAAGCTAGTATTTCTTTGTGCTACTTGCATATTACCATTAATAATATGATTTCTTCTACCAGGATTGTCTAAAACTGATGAGATTACTTTTTGTATTGCCATTCTTTACTCTCTTTTAAACTTTTTTTATAATCATTATAAAAACTTTCATTTGTTAACTTAGATATTCTTTCTTTTAATTCTATAATAGTAGATTCTAAAGTATTCATTCTTGTATATAAAATATTAATTCTATCTTTGTCTGTCACAATATTTATTATGTTGGTTTGGTTATTACAACAACACCATTAACCTTAACATCTCCATAATTACCATCAAAGGTAATATTTCTTGGTTGTTCTTCAGAGTAAGTAGTAGGAATATTTCTTAATGCAGTCCTATATGTAGCCCACTCTGTTTTTTTTGCGTCTGTTAAAGGACTATCTGAACCTTGTGTCCAATCAGAGTCTTTTAATAAAGTACTTCTTGTTCTTCTGATTCTATCCCATGAATTTGCCCAATTACTTTTTTTATTTTCATCTGCGGTTACTTCTGCGTTTCTAATTTCATCAAATTTATTGGAAAAAATTGTTTGTTCATTATTTGTTGGAAGTCTAGTTCCCCCATTGTTTATAAATTCTACTTGATTAATAGAAGAATTTTCTGTATCAAATTGAAACGCATGATATTCTGTATAGTCAGTCCAAAAAGAATTATCATCAACATGAACTGCGATACCATTTTTAATAATTGTTTTATCTGGGACAATAACTGTTAATCTCATATCATACCTCTATGTTTTAATCATAAAATTTAATGCAATATATGGTTGAAGAACACTAACTGAATTACCACTTCCTGTATTATTAGCTCGATATCTTGCGTCTTCTGAAGAAGCATCTCTTGCATCATCTCCAGTACCATATTTATTACCATCAGCACCTTCTGGACATTGTACTAATCCTAAATCACCAGCGAATGCACCACTACCAGAAGTAATAGTGTGACCATGCGCAGGTAACTGTGCGGTTGAAATAGTAACTGAAGCCGCTCCACCAGTTGAGGCGAGAGCATATGTACTACTTTTACCTATAGGTATTCTATCCTCTAAGTCTGGTAATCCAAAAGTACTTGAACCATCACCACTACCATAAGTAGTTCCAATCACCGCAAACAATGCTGCGTATGTTGTTCTTGATACATTAGACCCATCACAAACTAAAAAACCAGTTGGTATACTAGCAGTAGTCCATTCAACAATAGTTCCTGTTTCAATTCCGCTACTTACTTGTGGTTTATCTGATGAATATGTTGCCATCTTATTCTATACCTCTGTATATCTCCATCCATTAGTTGAGTTATAATAAACTAATGAAAATGCTGCACTGTCTGTACTCACTGTTAAGTCTTCTGCGTTTCCATTTATTTTTTGACTGTTTCTTCCAACAGTAATATTATTTGTTCCCGAATTTCCAGCCGCGTCAATAAGTCTTACTTCATCTCCAAGACTTGGGGATGCAGGAAGAGTTATCGTGACTGCTGCGCTTGATACATCAATTAAATATGCGCCACCTGCGACTGCGGTAAAATCTGAAGTTTTATTTTCCCAAGCTCTTCTTGCGAACAACTCACTTTTATCTATTTTCGCATATCCTATCGCATTATCTGATACAGAACCAACAGTTGTTTGAAGTCCTAAGTGTAACGCACGAAGGGTTGAATCTGTCGCTGGTGCGGCAGACATAGTAAGTGTTGTTCCACTTACACTATACGCACTAACTGGTTGAACGATACCATCAACTGTAACTAATATTGCGTTTGTATTTGGTGGTATCTGTGAAAGAGTAAATGCGGTTGTTGAATTATCTCCAGTAAATTTATCTTCTGTAAATGTTTTTAATCCAGTAGCAAGTTTATTTGATGTTACCGCTCCATCTGTTATACTCGCAGATGAACCCGTAAATCCTAAATGTAAAACTCTAATTGCTGCGTTGAGTGGTGGTGCGGTTGTAAATGTTAAAGTTGTTGAACTAACACTATAGTTTCCTGCAGGTTGAATAACACCAGAGACACTAACTAAAATTGAAGTATCACTTGGGGGTGCGACAGACAGAGTAAATGTTGTGTCAGAACCATCTCCTGTAAATGTGTCTTCTGTAAATGTTTTTAATCCACTATCAAGTTTCGCACTTGTAACAGAACCATCAGAGATACTACTCACAGAAGCGGTAAATCCTAAATGTAAAACTCTAATCGCGACATTATTGGGTGGTGCGGTTGTAAATGTTAATGTAGTAGAACTAACACTATAGTTTCCTGCAGGTTGAGATACACCATCTAAAAATACCATTATTGAAGTATCACTTGGTGGTGCGACTGATAAAGTAAATGTTGTATCAGAACCATCCCCTGTAAAAGTATCCTCTGTAAAAGATTTTAAACCAGTATCAAGTTTTGCGGCTGTAACTGTACCATCACCTGGTGTTCCTATATCTTGAGTATCAATAGCGATAATATAATCAATCACATCATCTGAAGAAAGTGATTCAGTAAATGTAATTGTTGAACCAGATATACTGTATGCGTCTACAGGTGCCTGTGTAACACCATTAACACTTACGATTGTACCATTTGTAGTTGCGCTTGTAAACGCAGATGAACTAACATTTAAAGTATATGCGGTACTACCATCAGTAGTAATCGCATCCATTTTTGTAAAACTACTAGTTACAGAAGCGAATGATAATGCTGCACTTCCATCTGTTTTTAAAAACTGTCCTGCACTTCCATCTGAGTTTGGAAATGATAAACCATCTAAAACGACATTACCACTACCATTTGGAGTGATTGTAATATTACCATTGGCCCCATCCAGTATTGATATAGTACCAGAATTAGTTCCATTATTTGTATTAAGAATTAAGTCGCCTGTACCTTGTGTGGTTATAGTTGCGTTCGCATTGTTATCACCAACTTGAACTGTATCAGCGCCAAGATTTATATCCCCTGTTCCGTTTGGAATAATATCAATATCTGCGTTTGATGTTGATACTATATCATTACCATTTAAATCTAAATTTCCACCAAGTTGAGGAGATGTATCATCTACAACATCACCAATACCACTTGCGTTCGCAAGTTCAACGATACTATCATCAGATTTACGAATAAAGATTTTTTGGTCGGTAATATTTACCGCTATTTCACCAACTTCAATATCACTTGTGCCTGGTGTGGAACTAGAGGTTTCACTTCTTTTTGGTTTTATTCTAACGCCCATTACAACTTACTTATTCTCCTATACAATATTTAGTGTGGTTTAAACAGTCTGTATTAGAATGTTCCACCATCAACTGATGTTGACCAAGAGATAGTATCGCTTGATGAAGTGTATAATAATATACCATCGTTTGAACCACCACCATCTAATGCACTGATTGTATTCGCAGAGTTTGCGATGATAACCGAACCTTTTGCTGCGGCGGTTAATCCTGTTCCACCATTACCAACTGGTAATGCTCCAGTTACCTTTGCGGTAAGGTCAATTGAACCCGCTAACATTGCGTTTGTAATACCACTCGCCTTTACTCTAAGTGCGTCAGAATTTATTTCAATAGAAGAATCATCAACTCCAACTGAAAGTGTGTTTCCAGATTTCGCCAGACCAGCACCTGCTGATATTTGACCTGCTCCAGAGAACTGTTCTACAGTTAGGTTTGTAGTACCCATAGTTGGTGAACCATTATGTGTGAACACATAACCATTGTCTGCGTTTGCAGTACCTTCTTCTACAAATACGAAACTACCACCTGTTAACTCTGCTGCGGTATCTGCGTCAGTTGCCCTTGTAAGAACATACGCTGCGCTACCACTACCAACAGTTGTAACTGTGTATATACCATTGTGTGCGGTAGTTGATTGGTTCTTAACAAGAACTCTATCACTTGTACTAAGTGTAACACCATCTAATGTTATCGCTCCATTTGAACCTGCGGTAAGTGTTGCGCCTACTCCAGATGAACCATTACTATAACTTGGACTGTTTCCGAGTGCGTCAGTAGTTGCGGCTTTAACTGAACCTTTAACATCTAATCCATTTGCGACACTATCCACATACGCCTTTGTTGCTGCGTCCTGTGCGCTTGATGGGTCAGTAACACTTGTAATCCTAGAAGAATTAACATCAACTGTTCCAGAACCATTAGGGTCTAATGTAAGGTTTCCATTTGAGTTTGTTGTTGAAATTGTATTACCATCTATTGTGATATTATCAACATCAACAGAAGTTAATCCATTTAAGTCTGTGATTGTATCACCAAGTGATGTATCATCAGAACCAATTGTAATACCATCATTCGCAAGTTTTGCGTTTGCGATTGAACCCGCTAGTTCATCATTGTTAACACCACCATTTTTAATTGTTACGGCTCCAGATGATACTGCGAAGTTATCTGAACTAAATGAGGCGACACCCTTATTAGATGTACTTGCGTCCTCACCTGCGATAGTAATTTCATCATCTGATACTGTTGTATCAATACCTTCACCACCAGTAAATGTTAGTGTACCACCAGTTGAGAATGAATCATTACTTCCACTATCTGCTGCGAGTGTAAAAGTACTTGTTATTGAACCAAATGATAAGACTCCAGAACCATTTGTTTTTAGAAACTGTCCTGCACTTCCATCAGCACTTGGGAAATCAAATGCGACACCATTAGATGTAAATATAAGATGTCCACCATCTGATGAAATAGATTCATTTGCGTCATGGAATTGTAATGTAGGTGTTCCACCAGAATCTTGTAAAAGTAATCCTGTATCAGCGACATGAGTTAATGTAATCTCATTGTCTGCGCCGAACTTAATTATAGAAGCGTCTGTACCTAATTCTAAATCGTGATTTAAGATAAGTGTACCTGCGTCACTACCATCGAATGTGGCCATAGTGATATCTGCGGTATTGTCTGTTCCTTTGATGATAACATCTGAATCATTCGCCGCGGCGTCTATTGTGATATTACCAGATGATGTTGTTATGTTAACTGCTCCATCACCACTAGTAATATCATCTGCTGCGATTGCGGTTGCGGTAACTCCACTAAATGATAATGTTCCAGAACCATTTGTTTTTAGGAACTGTCCATTTGACCCATCTGAAGAAGGGACTGTGAATGCAGTTCCACCAGATGTTAAGATTAAATTACTACCATCTGAAGATACAGATTCGTTTGCGTCATGTAACTGAAGTGTTGGTGAACCACCACTATCTGCGAGTAATAATCCTGTGTCTGCTACATGAGTTAATGTAATTTCATTATCAGCACCAAACTTAATTATTGAACCATCTGTTCCTAATTCTAAATCATGGTTCGCGATTAATGTACCTGCGTCAGAACCATCGATAGTTAAGAATGTTGTATCTGAACTACCATCTGTTCCTTTAAAAATAATATCAGTATCATTACCTTGTGCGTCTATCGTAATATTACCAGCGGTTGTTGTTAAGGTTGCTGCTGCATCACCTGCGGCGATATTATCTAATGCGGGTGTTTCATCTGCGAATGATAATGTACCACTTGCGTTTGTTTTTATAACCTGTCCAGAACTACCATCTGCGGTTGGTAAAGTAAATGTTACACTTGCGGCGAGTGAGTTACCCGCTTTTAAACCAATGAAGTGAGTACCATTTGTTGTACCTTCATTTAATTTTAAAGTACCACCAGTACTACTATTATTACCAATAAGAAGTTCATCGACCGCTTTGTTTGAATCTACAACAACTGCAGAACTTGCGGTAAGTGTACCTGCGACATGGTCTAACATATCGGAGAAATATTGTCCACCGATTACATTAACCGAACTACCATCTCCTATGAAAAGTCTATCGCCGTTATTCGCCTGTGTACCAGTACCATGTGTATATCCTAATTCACCATCTGCGAGTGAGGATGGAGCAGTTGTTCCAGTACTTCTTTTTATCTGTAATGTTACTGCCATTGTTTAAACTCCTTAGAAACTACCACCACTTAAAACTATATCACCTGCGGTTGTATCAATAGTTGTTCTTGCGACAAACTTATTTGTTGAGGCTTTATATTGTAATAATGCGCCATCGTTTAATGTTGATACATCAACATCAGATAATGTTTGTAATGTACTTGCTGAACTTCCTGTTGGGCCTTGTGGGCCAGGGACAGTTACTCTTACAACTTGTGGTTGACTCGACTGTGCGAAACTTCCAGTAATACTTCTTGATGATGTTAAATTTGCGGTTATCGTTGACATCTAATACTCCTATCTTGAAACACTTGGATTTACTGTTGCGACTCCCTCAACTACTCTTGTTGTTGTCGCACTATCAGAAGTTGTAATCGCGAGGTCATAAACATATCTACCCGCTTTTAACGCTCCTGTTTGTGTCGCCGTTAAACTTAAATCTATCTTTCCAGTAGTTCTATCTGCGTTAAATGCTACAGTCATAGAAGTTGCGGTTGAAGACAAATAAGTCTTACGAATTTGAGCGACTGCGGTATACCCCGTAAGGTCTAACGCACTTCCTGTACTATCGTTAACTGTAACTGTGGTACTAAAAGTTGCGTCTTGGTCAATAAATATATTTGATAGTGTCGCCATCGCAAATCCTTTTTTCTAATTATTTATAAGGAATGGATAGTTAATATATTATTTTAAAGCGATAATACCGACAAACATATGATTTCTCCAGAAACATTGTGTTTTTGAGAAACCAACATCGTTTAACATATCAATAATCTCTTCATAGGTATTTGGTTTTAACATATGTCTTAGTTCTCTCTCTTTATCCATGATATCATCGGTTGAGAAAGAATCTCTTTTATAATCATAATAATTAAATGTCAACATCTCTTGAAAGTTTGCGTTCTCACAAATAGTCTTTTCACTCATGATAAACGAACCACCTTCATTGAGTCCATCATATAATTTTTGAAGAACCATCTTTCTTTTTCGAGGTGACATGAACTGAAGTGTAAAGATAGAGGTGACTAGAGAACAATTATTAAATTCATAATTACAAATATCATCAAAGATAAAAGATATTCTTTCATTCGCAAATTGTTTACGAAGATTTTCTTCTCTTTGTCGAAGTGGTTTTACAAATCCAGTCGCGAGTTCTACACCTATCCAATTTACATCACAGATAACTCCAAAGTTTTTTTCAATCATTCTTTCGGTTAACTTACCAGTTGAACATCCAATATCAACAACATTTGTTCCACTATCAACAAAGTATTGACTGTATGCGATAACATCATTTAATAATTCTGAATATCCACGAATAGATTTATTGATATGTTCATCAAATCCTTCTTGTCTGTGTGCGAATGTAAAATCATAATCCATTATTCTTTCTCCTTGTATGGTTTTAAAATCTTTTCATATACTGAATCTGCGATAGCCTTCATCATCAAAGGAGGCACCATTCTTCCAATCCTCTCCGCCTTCTGTCCCCACTTACCAGTCAGTTTAAAATCATCTGGAAGTGATTGTATTCTTTTTAATTCACCGAGAGTTAGTTTTCTTGGTTCATTCCAATGGAATGCGCCACCAGAATTCTCACGAGAACCCATCGCAGTAAGTGTAGGCGCAGGTACTTCAAGTGAACATCTTTTTAAATTAAAGTGATGTCCTTTAGGATGATAATCCATACCAGATAATACCTTCGGTGGATTCTTGGGCATATGTATTCCCGTATCCTTCCAGACTGCGGCGTTTATAAACTTCCCTGTAAGATAATCAATCTCATCTTGGTCATAGGTTAATCCCTTCATACATTCTCGAAGTGGAATAACATCCTCACTTTCTGTTGGAAAGACACTTGATAGAGTCATGAAGTTAAGACCAACAGTCTCACATACATCTTCCCTTATACCAATAAAGAAAACTCTACTTCTTGTTTGTGATACACCAAAGTATCTTGAGTCTAAAACTTTCGCGATAACTTCATAACCAATCTCTTCAAAAGTATTTTGTATTCTATTGAAGTATTGTTTCGCTTCTCCAACTGTAAGTCCTTTTACATTCTCTCCGATAATCACTTTCGGTTTTATTTCTTCTGCGATTCTTAAAAACTCAAAGAATAAATCTTCAATGTTTTCAACCATCTTATCATCAGAATACTTTTTAGTCTGACCCCAGCCATCGGAGTGTTTACCACCCGCACCATGAGAAAGTTTACCTGCGACACTAAACGCAGAACAAGGTGGTGAACCATCAAGTATATCAAGTTCACCCTGTTTCAATCCAACAAGATTCAAAAAAGAATCACCAGTCAGTTTCTTAATATCATCTGGTAGTATCGGTGTATCTGGATAATTATCTGAATAAGTATTTCGCGCTTCTTCCACGAACTCATTCACACAAAGTATCTCACCACCCGATAGTCTATATCCAGTTGATGAACCACCACCGCCTGCGAATGTAGATATTACATTAAACAGTTTACGATGTGATGATTCATTTACTTCTTTTAAATTATAAGGTTTATATATCATATTGTCTATTACTATAACATATTTAGCACGTTTGTCAAGATACTTTATTTTTTTAAAAACTGTTCTTCATAGTCCAGTATCTCTTGTGGAATAGGTATAGGGAATTCATCAACATATCCCTCTTTGTCACCCCACAACAGAATACCAGCCTTGTCATACTTATCCTTGATAGAGATTTCGATAAAGGTATTGATACCATCTATCTTTTTAATGACTGGTGTCTGTGAGGATAATTTCCTGTTCTCTTCCTTTGTAACTTTTATGGTTTGTAATGAAAACTTAAATATATCCTTAAACTTTTCAAAATCTGAAAGATATACATCATCATTGTCCATAATAAAGCGTCCAATCCACTGCGGTATCGTAAAATGGTCATATGTGGTATTTGTACTCTTTTTCATCGCATTTTTAGATACATAACGAGTAAATATATGGCCATGTCTTTGTATACTCTCATAATATAAACGATGAACAGAACTTTTATCATAATCTGAATTTTTCTTGTACTTTGGCAACATTGAATTCATGTTGTCGAATGTGGTCTTTATAATCTTTTCACGATTAGTCATTACTGAGTTCTCCATCATATAACTGTGGAATAAACTCCCAATCTACTTCAGTAAAGTTTGGGTCTTCTATTATTTTATATGCCTTTCTTATCCACTCTTTAAATGGTTCACTCCATTTCGGGTTCGAAACATCTTGGCGTCTCTTTTTTACATCCTCTGCTTCTGAGTTTGCAAAATATCCGTACACTTTAAATGGAGCGTCTACGCCGTTTTCCATTTTATATTTCATTATAGCATTCCATGCACGTTGTTCTGCTTTTGATTTTTTATCACGAAGTCGTGCGACATGCATACCAAACTCTGAATCTCCATGTATTTCCTTAGCGGTCTTCTCCGCTCCATCTGGGGTATATCCCTTGACAGAACCACGAATACCACTGTCTTTCTTTACTGCTTCAAGGATTGTATCATATTCCTTATGTTTATCAACTGTTAGTTGTGTTAACGCTTTCTTAATCAACTTTTCGGTAATTTTAATACTATCTTTTTTAACCCAAGCAGCGAGTATTTTACAAGTATCATTGATGATGTTATTGACAGAACGAAATTTCTTAGCATAGGGTTTGACCTCTTCTGCGTTTTCATGACTACACGCCTTTATCTCCGCTACCTCTGATTCAAACTCTACTACCGCAACCCACATCTCAGTTTCACCTACGCCTATGTGAGCCATATAACGATGGTGACCAGTCTTCAAAGAATAAGTACCATCTCCATTATCTACCACCATAGGGGGTTCATAACCAAAAGGATACCAATCACCATTTTGAATTAAATTTTCAATTCGTTCAACATTCTTTGAATCGAAATCTTCCCCACGACCATCATTTTTCTTACGCTTGATATTCTTTAAAGGAATCCTTTTAACTTCGATTACCTTAACATCATCATGCTTTGGAACTACATAGGGTTCATCATAATTAATCATCTTTCACCTCATATACTTTTTTATTATATAAATTATAACATATTTTGAAACCTTGTCAAGTACTTCTTCGAACTTTTTTTCGCTGCTCA